ATTCATTTGCCCATTTGTAAAAGTTTACATATTCCTTAAACGGACTGTGATTTGAAAGCCAAAAGATATGATAATACTGTGAGTAGCTTTCAGGTGTTGGTGTTCCTGATAACATAATCATCGGAATATTTCCAAAACGTTTTTTTATTTCCTTAGCGTAAACCGATGGTTTAGGGTAAGAAGAATAACCATGTACCTCATCAATTATAACCACGTCAAAATCATCTGATTCTATTTTGTGTAATGATTCACGATTAATAATAATCAAATCAAAATTATAATTCATTTGATTGTAGTCATATTGTATGGAAGAAAACGCTTTTATTTTAGTTATAAATAAAACCCGCTTTGCTTTTACATTGTGGCACGTTTGCAAAGCGGTTAAGGATTTTCCTGTTCTCACTTCCATAAAAAGACATACTATTTTCTTACGCTCCAATATTTCTGTTGCATCGTTTGATAGTCTTATTTGATAGTTTCTTAGTTCCATGATTATTTATAAAATCTATGTTGTTTAACTACTTTTACTTTGTGTTCATATTCTTCTAAAAAACCATCCTCTGAACTTCCTAAATCATAACCGCTATAAAAAAAATGATTATATTTATTATGATTCGGAATAAAAACAACATCTAATATTACTTTTTCATTTTCATGCTTTGTAAATAATTTATTTACTCTAAAATCGGGATATTCATCAGATAAAATTAAAAGATCTTTTTCAAATAATTTATACCTATTTATGTGATAATTTATATTTTGCCAATAAGTATTTGGTTTAACTTCAATATAAAGATCATATTTAGGAATGTAAAAATCAGGAGTATATTTTTGATTATTTGATAATATAAAACAATCAGGTTCATAAACCCATTCCAATTCTAAAGCATCAAATAATATTGCCCATCTAGCCTCTAATCTACTTCTAAAAAGTATATCTTTATATTCTGTTTCTATTGCTTTCATAATTAAAATGCTATATCGTTATCTTCTTCTTTTTTCTCAATATTATTATTCACTATTTCAAACCATCTTTGTCCGTTTGAATTTCCTGATAAATATTCATATCCATAAAATTTACAATACTGCTCAATCCATTGGGTAAATCTTTTTTGGCTTAACTTATACGTTCTAAAATCAGGGTATTCATTTATAAAGCTATCAAAGTAAGTTTGTTTTGTGCATCTTACATTAAACTCAATATTTTCGTTTTTACCGTTGTTATCTGGTTTAGTCCATTCATAAAATTCATGCGAAGTATTTTTGATAAATTTACGAACTTCAAGGTTTTTAAAATCGTGTTTAGTAAGTCCTTTTTGTAAATAGTATTGAACACATTGGATCATAAAATTATCAAACATTGACCATTCATCGCTTGACCAATCATCAAAAAGCAAATGACCAAACTCATCAAGTGGAGTATGTTTATAACTGAAATAGTCTGACATTTCAACTTCAAACTTTCTTCTTTCAAATGATCCACCAACACCCCCTATTGTATAATTAGTAGTTATCAATATTTTAGGACTTTTTGTAACGGGTAATTTTATAGCGTCCTGACCTTTATATTCTAAAGTTATTCCCTCTGTGATCAAACTAAATAAACTCTCAAAATTAAAATTCTTTTTCACATCATCAAATACTAATATTTGGGTATCTGTTGAAACAGTTTGATAAGGAAATGATTTTGTAAACTCAAAAGTTTTCCCATCAATACTACTAACTTTTTTCATTTGTGAAAGTGCGTTCCAAAATAATCCTTTACCGCTTCCGCCATTTGGATTTTCTGAAATTGTTTCATCATTAAAAATTATAGCTTTATTATTAGCGGATGTTTTAAAAGAATGCAAAAGATAACCTATTACAGATTTAAAGCTATTATATTTTTCAGCATCCTGACCAGCTATAAGCCAAAGGAATTTTCTAAAAACAGAATTATGATGATCAAACTGTTTGTATTCTCTATCTATTATTTGCCTTTTCCATACAAACCCATCTAAATCTAAATAGTCAATAGTTTTTATATTATCTTCTGTTATGTTTACAACACAATTTTTAAAATATAAAAAGCAATCCTCTTGTGTATCTTCTTTTATATTTATTTCTGAACTCTCTAAGAAACTCAAAAAATCAGATTGAAAATACTTTGTACTTGATGCCATAAAGTCATAAGGACTAAATCCAATATCTTCACGGTTTAGTAAATTATCTAAAACAAAATCTTTAATTCGTTTCTCACTTGTTTCATCTACTAAATTTTGCTCAATTTTTATAAAAGTAAATGTATTACTATCTGTCGGAAAAAATTTAAAGAAGTTATTTTGTTGTAACCAAAATTTATATTTGTGAGGACTTAAATTTATTTTTCCTTTATCATTATAATACCAAAAATCAGAAACAGATATTTCTTCTTTTATTTCATCAATGCATTTTTCAATTTCCTTTTTATCATAATCAGAATGATGATCAATTACTTCCTTTTTATTTTTACCAGTCCTGATCTGTTTTTCTATTTTTTGCTTTATTGATTTATCTTCAAAAAATTTAGTTCCAAAAGAATTAGTTTTTTTATACGCTGAATTTAAAACAGAAAGTATTTCCCTTTTATCAAAGTCTTTAGTTTCGTATTGTAGTAAAGTTTGTTCAGCTACATTTTTATTAATTCCAAAATCATTAAAGGCTGATGCAAGTTTAAAAATATTATTATTTCTTTGACCACTAACTAATGAATATTTACCATCAAACCATTTCATTAAATTAGTTATAATTAGATTATCAGATTTTATTGCAATAGATACGGACTTACTACCTATATCTTCAATATCTGGTAGTTCTATCTTATCCCATAATTTTGAATTTTCATTCAAATATAAATCAGGATCATAACTCTCAAAACAAAACCTTGACACATCTGATCCACTATCATCCCAATTCTTATGATTATAGTAATTCTTTAAAGATTTAAAATATTCTTTGTGGTTTTCTATTTCTTTAGGTATTTTAACTAATGCCTTTACACCTTTTCCGCTTGGGGAAATCCAACTACTGAAAATATAGTCATCATCTGATATTGAGTTTTTAAAATCAATAGCATCTTGAAAAGAATCAAATTTATCAAAATCTAAAATTATAAGTCCTGAATGTTCTTTTATTCCAGCTAGTGATCTATACTCAAACACCCCGTTAAAACAAACACCCGCTAATTGAGTTTTATTTTTATCATATTCATTTTTTGGTAAAGTTCTTAACCACTCAACCAATGTTTTACTTTTACCTTGCTTTATTCTTTCAAGACAGAAATAAACACTTTTTGTAAAACCATTTGAAACATCTGTTGCTTTTTTATAAATAGTTACGTTCATAGTTATAGTAAATAGAAATCCCATAAATCCACCACTCTTGACTTTGGTTTCATTATGGGATTAATATAATGTTGTATTTAATGTCAAGAGTATACAAATATAATACTTTTTTTAATATAAACAACAAAGTGCAAAAAATATTTTTAAAATAAAATGTGTACTTTTATAAGTGTTTAAAAATCAAATACTTAAATATCAATAGTACACAAGTACACATTGAAAGTCATTTTTTCAGAAAAAAAATCATTTTTTATTTTTTATTTAATTCTATATTATAGGGTTTGTAATTTCAATGTGTACTTGTGTACTTAATGATCATAAAAAAACCACCCTAAAAGAGTGGTTTTAAAACTAAATAGGTTAAGTTTAAAATTTCAAGTCTTCTTCTTCTTCCATTTCTTCTTCCTCATCAATAGTTATTGGTTCGGCTTTAGATAGATAAGTATTCATGTACGCTTCAAGTGTATTAAAACACTCATCTGCTAATTCTGATTCAGCATCTGTAATTGATTGTAAAAATCTAAAATCAGGAGTTGTGAACTTAACTGCTCCTTTTTTACCATCTACGGCTTTGTCAACTACTACCCATTCATCTACTAAACGTTGTTTTCCTTTAGCGGTAAATTCGCCCCATTTCTGAACTGCTGAACCTTTTAACTGTAAGTTTGCTAACGTGCCATCTTCAAGCATGATGTAAATAGATTTTACATAGTGCCCACCCGCTGATTTTACTTTCTCTTTGATGTCTTTGTAAAGACCTTTAG